GCCGAGGGACGTGTCCGCCATGCTAGGCCGCCGCCACGCTGGACAGCGCGATGACGCCCCAGGTGCCCGCGTTCGCTTCGATGGTCATCGAGGCGCCGACGCTCGCGGTGAACGTCGCGATGTCGGACGAGCCCGCCGTGCCGAGATAGCCCGCGGCATACGTCACCGTGTGCGCGAACGCGCTCGCCGACCGGAACGTCACCTGCAGCCCATCCTGCGCCTTGCTCGGCGCTTCGAGCGTGATGACGCACGCGCTGCCCTTCGTGATGACGTAGGTCGTGTTCCCCGTGGGCAGGGACGCGGTCGTCAGGGTCGTGTCCGCGCCGATCGAGATGCGCCCCGGTGTCGGCGCGACCGACACGGCGCTCCCGGCCGGCGAACTCGGCCAGTCGCCCGAGAGCCCGGTCGTGACGTTCGCGAGAATGCCGTGCGCGATCTGCGCACTGCCTTCGAGGCCGCGCCGGACCTGCACCACGAGGCCGGCGGCCGCGCCGACCTGTGCCATCCACTCGTTGTCCACCCGAATCAGTTGCTTGTCGGCAAAGCCCGCGGTCGCGGTGACACTGATCGCCGTGTCATTCGCGCCGATGGCCGCCGCGGCGGTCGTATTCACAAGTGCCATGATGGTGACTCCTAACCCTGCACACGCACGGCCCAGTCGGGCCGGAACGCGGTGAAGCCATACAGCGCGTCGATGCGCGCCATCTTCTGGTCCGTCTGCGCGCTGTATTGCTTGACGTAGCGCAGCGACACGTTCAGCTCGTTGTCGCTGACCCGCGCCACCGTCGCGCCGTCGAGGTCGTTGTCGAGGTCCGCCATCGCCAGCACGAACGCCTCGGGATGGAAGAGCAGCGAGTTCGCGGAGGCCGTCGCCGCCAGCGTGCCGGTGCCGGTCGCCGGGACCTGCGTCGAGCCCACCACCAGAATGATCGCCCCGTTGGCCGGGGAGGCGGTCACGTTCTGCAGGTTGCCCGAGGGGATGATCGCCGGGCTGATGGGCAGCGTCGCCATGTTGACGCCGACCGACGTGGTCGTCGCCGTCACGACAAACTGCATCAACTGCCCGGTCGAGGCGTAGTTCTGCGGGTTGACCTCGTAGACGTTGGCGATGGTGATGATGTCGCCCGCGTTCAAGGTGGCCGCGCCCGACGCCCAGCCGTTGGTGTTGAGCGAATTGCCGGTCTGGTTCGCGCCGTTGACGAGCGGCGTGCTGCTCGTGAAGCTGCCCGTCGTGTGCATGTAGCGGTTCTGGTCCTGATACCACTCGGCGATGCCGAGCTGATTCCGCCCGAACTGCCCCTCGCGGTAGTTCTCGCTGATCGCCGCCGACGGATTGAACAGCGTCGAGGTGTCCTGGATCAGATTCACCATATGAATCGGGTCCAGCACCGCGACCCGCCCGCCCATCGGCACGGCGACCATCGTCAGCTTCGCGCTGCCGGTCGTGTAGGTGAGGCGCGAGGTGGGCGCGACGCCCGGCGTCCCGACCGAATGCGCCACGAGCGGCGTCATACGGCTCAGGCCGTCGAAGTCGATCGTGTTCGCGAGTTGCTCGCCGGCCGGGTTGACGTAGCGCTTCCGCACGTCCTCGACGACCATCGTCGCGTCGGCGGTCGACCACGAGGTGCCGATATTGGCCTGGTCGGTCAGGGTGACGGGGACGGTCTGGTCGTTGATCGGCTGGGCCTGAAAGGCCTGGCCTTTGGTGGTGCGAAAGCGCTGCGGGAGCCGGCCGCTGACCGTATAGCCAACTTTGGCGCCGCCCGCCTTGAACTTGTCGTCATACCAGCGTTCGATCTTCGCCGCGAACTTCAGTTGGTTCACGGCCACCCGGGCCACATCCTTGAGGACCCAGGTCGGGGTGATAAAGCTATTCGCCATCGGGCACACCTGTCAGGGGGCGTGTCGCGACGGAGGGCGCGGGCGTTAGGTGCCTGGGACTTTGAGCCGCCGGTTCCAATACCGGGCGTGCTCAGCCGCAGACGCCGCATCCCCGGGCGGCTCGTCTGACACGACAGGCGAACTGCCCACCGGCGTCACGGGCGGTTTCGCAGTAGACACCGAAGCCCGTGCGCCTGTGCCGGTCCCACTTGTGGGAACAGGTCGCGGGGCCAGATGGCTCTCCAAGAGCCGTTGCATCACTGTGGCAGCAGCAACGGGAGTCTGTTGGGACTCCTCGGCGAGCTGAGTGCACTCCTCCGGATGCGTCGCGAGGAAATACACAAGGTCGGCCGCGCGAGGCGACTCGGCGATCGCCGCTTGCATCACGGCCGACACTTGAAGGCCGAGAGTATCGGCTTCTTTGAGAACGTTGTCAAAATCCTGATACGACGTCTTCCCCGCGTCGAGGCGCGCTTTGAGCGATTGCGCCTTGGTTTTCTCCGCTTGGTCGGCCTCCCACGCGGCGCGCACCTGCGTGAGTTGCTGCGCGTGGTCCCAGCGCGCCCACGCCTGCATGTAACTCGTGTAGGGGTCGGCCTGCTCCGCGAACTGCTCAAATTGCGGCTCGGGCGGGCCGCCCTGCGGTCCGGACGGGACGGCGGGCACAGGCGCCGCGACGGGTGCGGAGGCCGGCGGTTGGCGATACCGCGCCAGTTCGTCCTCCAGCTCGCGGGCGTGGCGTTCCGCCTCCAGCTTCGCGGCGAGCGCCTGATGCAGGCGCGTGACCGGGTTATGTTTCGGCAGCGTGTCATCGCGGCGGCGGGCCGGTGCGGCCGCCGGATCGGGGGGGACCCTATCCGACGGCGCCTCGGCCTCTGGCGGCATAGGAGAACCCGCCTCGGGTTTGGTAAAACGCCCGCGCTCGTCGCGCACGGGCGCGGCGTTTGCGTCGGTTTGCGCGGTTTGCGCGCTCGGTTTGCGGCGGTCTGCGTCGGTTTGCGCGGTTTGCGGCGCTTCCATCTCGGCGCGCAGGTCGGCCTCGCTCACCGTGTTGCTCGTGATCGTGACGCCGCCGTGTTCGACGCTGACGGATTCGGCCATTAGACCGGCCCTCCAGGCCCACCGGGCGCCGGGGGTGTCCCGGCCTCACCCGGCCCGCCCATCGCCCCGCCCGCGCCGCCCTGACGCGGCCCTTCGGCCTGCTGCGCGAGTTGCTGGAGGTCGCGCTCGTTCTGCATCTGCGCCGCCTGCTGCTCTTTCTGGAACCCGTGCGCCTCGAGTTGCTGCACGCTCTTCGCGACACTGCCCCAGAGCACCCGCTCCGTGCCCGCCTGCGCGCCGAGTTGGCTCTGCTGCAGCGCGGTATTCGCCGAGAGTTCGGCCTTCAGCAGCTCGACCTGCGCTTTGACCGACTCGATGCGCTCCTTGCTCGCGAGTTCGAGCTGCGTCACCTGCACCGTCGCGTCGGCCTTCACCTGGTCGGTCTCGATGACCTGCGTCTTCTTCTCGAGTTCCTTGGTCAGCAGGCCAATCATCTCCTCGGCCTGCTGCATCTGCTGCTGGAGCTGCACGAGTTGCTGCTGCGGGCTCGGCTGCCCGGCCTCGTCCTCCTGGAACTGCGGCGGCAAGGTTTTTTTGGCGATGGCGGCGAGTTTCTTCGCGCCCGGGAAGTCGAGTTCGTCGAGCCAGAAGGGCGCGAGAATCGGTGCCAGCATCGGCGCGGCCTGCATGATGGCCGCAAGCGCCTCGCTCGTCTCCTCACGGCGCGTCGCGTAGGACTTGCCGACGACCGCCGTCACGCTGAGATCGCCCGCCTTCAGGTCGATGACCTCCGCGCCCGGCGTGCCCGGCGGCACCGGCTGGGGTTTCCCGTTCTGCTCCACATAGGGGATGTTGACCATGAGCCCCTTGCGTTTGTCGTCGATGCCCAGCCCCGGCACGATGCGCCCCGGCCGGTCGTAGATGCGCGGGATCAGGTCCTTCAGGACTTTCCCCTCGTAAATCATCGACACGCTGGCGAGGTTGTCCAGATAGCCGCTCGAGCCGACCTCCGCCTGCCCCTGCAGCGCGCGAATGGCGACCCCGGAGCGCTCGTGCGGGTCGAGTTGCCCGAGCGACACCGGCGGCATGTTGGTCGTCCCGTGCAGGTCGTCCTTCGCGGCGGCCGCGGCCAAGGTCACGGCCTGAATGGCGGGCTCGGCGACGTTCCGCTGCGGGGGCGGCGCATTCTGGCCCGCGTAGGTCTGCAGCCGATACGGCAGATACGGCAGGTTGCGCGTGTTCGCTTCCTGCCACCAGGCCTCGTAGCCCTCGAGTTGCCCGTCGGCGATGAGCCACTGCGCGCGCGGCGCCAGGCCGACCGCCTCGACCTGCGCACTGCGCATGTAGTTGTAGCTGCGCTGGGCATCGCGCGCGAACTGCACGCTCCCGGTCCAGCGCCGGTCGCCATTCAGGTTGGCTTCGTCGCCGACCACGGGAATGAGCGGGATATACGACCCGTTCCACTCGCGCGGGCCTTCGATGACCTCGACCCCGTTCAGCAGCGACCAGAACACCTGCCGCTTGCCGGTGATGGTGCGCCGCGGCAGTTTGGCCCCGCGGTCCCGTTCGACCTGCGCGAGGATCTCGGCCGGGATATCCGCCTCGAGCGCCGTCGTGTCGTCGGGCAGCAGCACCAGCGTCTGCGCCTCTTCGCGCACTTCCCAGTATTCGGCCACCCGACACGACAGGCCCGCCGAGCCGTGCGAGGTCGTGATCCACGTCGGCAGGTCGTTCCCGAGCGAGGTCAACTCGCGGTCGCTATACGACGCGAGTTTCGTCTGCGGATGCGTGCGCTTGTAGCGCGCGAGCGGCATATCGGCCGTCAGCAGCGCAAACTGGCCGTCCGACCAGTCGGGTTCCTGCGCGAAGGGGTCGAGATAGACGCTCGCCTGGTTCAGGATGCGCTTGTAGGTGATCTTCTGGTCGAAGGTCTGGTCGTTGACGTATTCGGTCAGCAGCCGGTAGACGCCCCAGCCGCACTTGGCGGCCCGCTCGAACGCCCACTGCCGGGCGAGGTGCGCGCGGCTGTCGGCCTGAATCGCCCGCGCGATGTCGTCATAGGCCTGCGCGACGGCGCGCGACACGCCCTCGCCCTCGGGCGCAAACGACAGCCCGAGCTTCGCCTGCCGCGCCGTGTTGACGACCTGCTGCATGGGCCCGCGCAGCAGGTTGAACTCCAGACACGGCCGCGCCGGCACCGGCGGCAGCCCGCCCCCGCCCTGGTCGTTCCCTTCGCGCGCCCGCCGGATGTCATCCGGCCACTGCGCGCCCGCCTTGTCGATGAATTCGAGGTCGGCGAGCTCGCGCTCGCGCTGGTCCTTGAACGCCTCCTCGGCGAGCTGAAAGCGATCGAGGGCGGCCTGATGCGCGGACGTGTCGGGGGCGTCGGGGTCGGTGGGGGTCTCCGGCGGGACGGTCTCGATCGCCATGCGCTAGCCGCGAAACGTCGTGGTCTGGGCGGCGGTCTGGACCTGGGTGCGCGTATCGGCCGGGAGCGCCTCGAGCGTCTGCTGAAACTCGGCGCGGGTCCCGCGCTCGGCGTGCCGGAGCAGCTTGGCGATGCGCTCCGAGGTGGTCGCGCCCTGGAGGAGCGCGTGCGCGAGGGCGCCGGGCGTGCTAAACGGGCCTTGCATTGCGGAGTGGCCGCAGTATGCCACACGTTGTCAAGTTTTTGACGGCGTCAATGTGTTGTCGCTCCACAGTCGCTCCACAATCCATCCACAGTTATCCACAGTTATCCACAGTCAGGCCGGCGTGCTGACAAACAGCGAGGCGGTCTCGGTGGCGCTCGGCGGCACCGCCGCGATGGCCCGCTCGTCTCGCATCGGGTCCCACCGCACGCCCCGCCGGTGCACGAGCGGGGTGTCGCTGGCGAGCACCGGGCTGCTCGTGCTGGTGACGGGCGCGTGCCCGCCGTGCCCGCTGTCATCCAGCACGACGCCGAGCCCGGTGGGGCCGAAGCGCCACGAGCCGAGCGTGTTCACCGGGTTGTAGTCGCGGGCGCGCTGCTGGAGCACGTCGAGCGGCAGCACCTCGCCCCAGAACTGAATCGACCAGTAGAACCCGTCGATGACGTTCGCGCCCGCGGGGGTCGCACACAAACCCAGCGCCGACGCACTATCGTCATGCGGCACCACGCCCATCGTGCCGAGCACGCGCGCGGCATAGGTCGTCGGCTCCACCAGCGGCTGGCCCACTAGCCCCGCATACAACGACCCCGACACCCCGTGGCTGTAGGTGACGGCAAACACGATTGGGCGGTTGTTCTGCAGCCCTGGCATGTTGCCCTGGGTGGCGCTGAGGTTCATCACGACCTGACCGCCGCCCGAGCCCCCGCCATACTGAAACACCCAGCCCGACGCGGTGTGCAGGACTCCGTTGAGGTTTGCGCCCGAGCTTTTCGACACGAGGTTGCGCTGCGTCGGGGGCGAGATGTTGTTCGTCTGGCACACCACCATCCAGGTGCCGATCGATCGATTGTTCAGGGTGGCGGAGGCGGGGACCGTCACCAGCGTGGTGCTGCCGTTGATGGTCCGAAAGCCGTAGTCGCGCGGCATCAGATCACGGTGCGGTAGACGCCGTTGTGCTTGACGACGTTGCCGCTGGCGGCGAAGGTCATCGTGCCGGTCTGGTTCAGGATGCCGATGCTGGTGCGTTCCGGCAGCACGAAGTTATCGCACGTCGCGGCCATCGACAGCGCCTTCGAGATGAGCGTCGTGTTTTGGGTCGCGTAGGGCACGATCCCGAGCGTCGGCGCGCACTGCGCGAGCGTGGCGATCGAGTCGAAGGTGCGCGTGCCCTGCGTGCCGGTGAACGGCCGCGTATACGTCGTGCCGCCGTCGATCGAATGCCCGGCCAGGACGACGACCGAGGCGGGCGCGGATGGCACGGTGTTGACGGCGGCAATCGTGACCTGCCAGAGGTCGTCCAGGTAGAGCGCACTGGTGTTCGCGACCGCGTCCGACTCCCACCCGTTCGTCGCGCTCGCGGCCAGCGAGTGCAGGTTGGTCACGGTCATCGTCTGCGCGCCCTGAAACGCCTGCTTGACGTCGGCGTTGGGCGCGTAGGCGAGCAGCGCGCCGTAGTCATCCGGATTGCGGATCTTCAGCAGTTCCAGCAGGTGTCCGAGGTGGTTGTGCGCGAAGTCCGCGAAGCGCGCGTCCACGTCGCCGCCGAGGGGATGGAACAGGCGGCAGGTGTGGCAGACGGCGAAGCGGACACCCGGCCCGCGCGGGTCGCGCAGGTTGCGCCACCAGCCGCGCGGGATCAGCAGTTGCAGCAGGCTCACGGGGTCCTCCTCAGCGATGCGCGGAGTATCGCACAGGGTGTCAATCGGTTGATGGCCCTAGCACACCCGCGAACCCAAGAAAACCAACTTCGGATGGGGCTATCCGAAGCTGGGTTTTCGGGGTAAACGGCTGGACAGGGAGCGACCCTGCGAACCCCGCGCACTCCGCGGGGCGTCCGACGCCAGCCCGCCGGGCGGGAGTTGCACCCGCTGTTGCTTGATACTTATGACATCCAGCCCGCCGGCCCCAGCGACCGCGACACCACGATCGTCGGCTTCACCGGCCCCATCGGCTGCGCAAACGTCAGCGCCAGCGCGTCCCCCTCGTCCGGGCTCGGCACGTCGCGCGCCTTCATTTCCTTCTTGCTCTCGAGCCAGATGCGCTGCTTGAGTTCCTCGCGCAGCCCCGGCCCGATGAGATCCGCCTCGAGCCGCGGGGACTGGTCAATCGCGCCCGTGAGCAGCCAGTCCTTCATCTGCGCCCACATGTAGTCGCGCATGTATCGACAGGTCGGCATCGGCGAGTCGGCGCCGAAGTTCACCTCGCTGATGTTCTTGTGCCCGAGCGCGCGCAGGCGGGCGCCGACCGCGCCGGCAATGCCGGCCGAGTCGAGGAACAACATCGCGACCTTCCGCCCGTCATAGCTCTGCGTGAGCACATCGGCGAGGCGATTCGTCAGCACCGCCGGGTCGCGGGTCAGCTCGCCGGGGATGCGGACACTCGCAATCGAGCGCGCATCACGCCCGCGCCGGAAGCGAATCACGTTCGAGTCGCTGCCGCCCCACGCGAGGTCGCAGCCCGCGACGAGCGGCTCGTCGTCGAGCACCACCACCTGGCGCTTCTGCGCGGCCCGCACGCGCGCCATGTCAATAAACTGCGCGTCTTCCGCATTCGGCGGGAGGCCGCGCACGCGCACGCGGAAGCGGTCCGAGTCTTCGCCGTAGTCTTCCAACTGCTCCGCAATGAGTTGCTTGTTCGGGAAGCGGCAGGTCCGCGCGTCAATCACCCACGTCTTCCAGCGCGCGCCGTGCCCGCCGAACACGATGTCGTAGAACGCGCCGCGCCGCCGCGTCGGGTTGCCGAACAGGAACTGCATCGGCTCGCCGTCCGTCAGCCCGCCCTCCTGCACTTCGTGAATGATGTTCGGCACGTTCGAGTCTTCGTCATTCACGTAGAACGACGTGCTGCCGACGTTGTGCTGCCCGGCGAAGGCCTCGCTGTTGTCCGCGTCGCAGGTCTGCGGGCTGCACTTCCACGAGGCACGGTGCCCGGTGCGAAACATGATCGAGCTGTTGATCGTGAACCAGTGCGCCGTGATCGAGCGCGCGAGCCAGGTCTGAATGCCCGCCCAGGTTTTGTCCTGCAGTTGCGCGTTCGTGTTCGCGGTGATGATGCCCTTCGCATCGCGGCGCGTCGACATCAGGAACGCGACGAGCATGCCGGTCAGCGCGCCCTTGCCGATGCCGTGGCCGCTCGCGACCGCGCCGCGAATCGGCATCACCGGGTCGACGCCGTTGAAATGCCGCGCCTCGATCTCACTACCCAACCAGTCGAGGAAGGCACACTGCCACGTGTCAGGCTCGTCATACGCGGCGAGCGGGCCGGGCTCGCCCCACGGGAACGCGGCCTTGACCCACGCGAGCGGGTCGGCATAGCACTCCGCGCACCAGTCGTGCAGCTCGCCCTCGGCGTCACGGCTGACGGTTTGCGTGCTACTCATACGGCGGCCTCATCCCAGAGCGGCAGCACGGACTGGCTGAGACGCTTTGCCGCGATTTCGCAGTAGCGCTCTTCGAGTTCGATTCCGATGGCGTGGCACCCTTGGTCCTTCGCTGCGACGAGCGTGGTCCCGCTGCCCATGAATGGATCGAAGACCGTCATCCCTTCGAGCGCACAGCGCCCGACGAGCCAGCGCCACATCGGTAACGGTTTCGCGCACGGATGATCGATGGTATTCGCGCTGTTGGGGTAGGTCTGCCCGTGTGAGTTAGCCCGGGCGCCTAGTCCCGCCGCGAGATACGGATCGGCGCCGTAGTAGAGGATCGGCTGCGCGCACGTAAACCCCCACCGGCCCACACCCGTGCCCGCCGCGGAGAAGAAGCACCCCATCTCGTCGGCGGGAGGATAGGCCCACAGGCTGCGCGTCCCTGGCGTGACGACCACGGCCGTGGAGATGTGGCGACACTGTTCGACCACGGGCACCACGACGCGCTGCACGTAGGTCAGCGTGTCCTCGAAACTATAAGTGCCGGGGCGGAACTTGTGCCCAGATTGTCCCCGTTGCACCGCCCGCTTCCCCGTCAGGCCGACGCCGTATGGTGGATCCGTCACCGTCACATCGACTCGAAAGCCTGACGGAAACGACGTCAGGACATCGCGGCAATCCCCGTGATAAATCGTCACGCCGTCTTGCTCGTAATACGGCGTCATGGTTTGCGTGCCGCCCGTAAGCGCCCCCGATCCAGGCGGGACATGAGTTCATCCGCCGCGCCGATGGTCACGTCGAGATGTTCGCCGGGTTTGCCCATCGTTCTATCCAAAATGTCCCTCGAGGCGGCATAGGCGACGGAGGGAAATTCCGTTTGCTTGATAAGCGAACTCAGGCGATCGATCGCGGGATGCTGCAGGGCGCGCAGCCGATCCATCGCGGCCTGAACGACCTGCGGCGCCGCCCCCCCGTGATACCGGCACACCGTGCCGCCGGGGATGGCTGAGCGCCGACATTGCTGGCCGGTCTGCTTCGACGTGGCGCGGCACTGACGGGCACGCATGGGGTCAGGAGTGCCCAAGGGGTCACGTTGAATCAACGGCCCTCGTGGCGCATGCGGCTGCGGCTTCATAGCGACCTCACCATACCCAACGGCACCCGACCAAACCACGCCTAGCCAATCCCTGCCACGCCATGCCCCACCCAGCCTTACCAAACCACGCCGGGCCCTACCCCACCTGACCCAACCGGGCCGGACCCCACCTGAGCGAACCAAGCCAAACCTGAACCAGGCCTGACCAGTCCACGCCCCACCCAACCTAACCACGTCAAGCCAAGCCATGCCGGGCCCTACCGTGCCGAACCTAGGCCCGCCTTACCCCGCCTCACCATGCCGAGCCCTGCCCAACCTTACCCAGCCGAACGCTGCCCGACCGCGCCTTGCCATACCCGTCCAATCCCTGACGTGCCGTGCCGAGCCGCACCTCGCCTCACCCGAGCACACCCGACCTCGCCAGAGCCAACCGAGCCTCGCCACACCTTGCTTTGGCATACCTGACCCAGACCCGCCCTACCGCACCGGGAGCACCGTGAAGAGTTGCGCGATGACCACGAGCAGGACCGCGACCCAGAGCGGGGCCCGGCCCATCGCCGCCGCAATCGTGACGATGAACGCCGCGACGACGATCAGGAGCAGGATGCTGAGCATGAATCCTCCAGAATCTGCGTGGTGCATTTGTGGTGCATTTGTGGTGCACTCGGGACAAAAAGCCCTGAGTGTCCCTGAGTTTTCGGGCATCCTCGAATGGTCGAGTTGAGGCCCGGATTGATTGGGGAAAACTGCAGAAAAGGCCAGTGCGGGCTAGTGGGGGCTAACTGGGGAAAAATGGCCTCGATCCGACTGAAAATCGTAGTGTCGGCAGTTCGATTCTGCCCCTCGCCACCAGCCTTAACCCCTTGACCCTCCATCACTTGCCGCCCTTCGCCAGTTTCAGCCCCGTGTCTGTGGCCCCTGATTGTGGTGCATTTGTGGTGCAGTCGGGACGCGTTTGCGACATTTTCCAGCCGAGCGCCTCCCCGAGTCGCCCCGACAACGCGTCGGTGTCCCGCAGTTGCAGGTAGCGCTCGGTCGTCTTGCTGGTCGAGTGCCCGAGCAGGAGCTGGATGGTCCGGATGTCGACCTTGGCCTCCCACCACTGCGAGGCGCATTCGCGCCGGAGGTCGCGCAGCGTCAGGGCGATCGTGCGGGTCGCCTCGGCCTTGTAGCGCGCGTTGACCGACACGTCCTCGGGCGCCGGCAGGTAGCCATGCGCCGTCAGGTTCAGCGTCACCCACGCCCGCCTGAAGTTGGCGGTCGCGGTCTTGTTCGCAGTCAGCGCCGTGCCGTCGTCCTGCCCGAACACGAAGTTCGCGGGGGCCTTCAGAAAGCGCCGCGTGAGGAGTGCCGTGTGCAGCGCGCCGCCGCGCTCGAACGGAATGTGCCGGGCGTCCAGTTCTTTCCGTTTCTGTTTCCCCTTCCGGAGCGTGATCGTGCAGGCGGTCCAGTCGATGTCGGTCTCCCGCACGCGGGTGGCCTCGGTGAGCCGCAGCGCGGCGTGCCGCACGCCGAGCAGGAGCCGCTCCATGACGTCGGCGCGGAAGCGGTGCTGTTTGTCATCGAGCGTCGACAGCGCCGCGACGAGGGCGTCCCATTCGCCGTCCTGCAGGCGGCGGGTGCGCGGCTCCTCTTCGCTGGTTTTGATGACGGTGCCGTAGGCGTGGAACGGCGAGCGCGCGAGGCGCGGCGGCTGTTGCCCCTTCGCCCACTCGACGACGTTGCGCCACCGGGTCAGGAGGCGATTGACGGTGATGACGCCGCGGCCTTTGCCGGGCGCCGCCTCCGGGTCGGCCTTCCAGCCGGCCTGCAGGGCGAGCACATACTCCGCGACGCGGGTCTCTTCCTGGAGGAGCGTGGCCGGGTCGGCGTCGCTGAAAAACGCGCGCAGGTGTTTGAGTTCGCTGCGCGGACTCGCCTTCTGTCGGAGCTTGGGTAAGCGCGCGACCGCGTAGTCCTCGAGCAGCGCTTTCATGGTGTCGACCACCACGACCACCGGCGCCGGCGGTGGCAGCCGCGGGTCGCCGCCTTTACGCGCGACCTCGATCATCGCCTCGGTCCAGCGTTCCGCGTCGCCCTTGCTCGCGACGTGCGCGGGCCCATCCCGTAGGACCGCGTAGTCATCGACGCGAATCACGTAGCGCTGTTTGGCTTCCTGAAACCGCGCGACCCACGAGTGTGCGCAGCGATGGTTCGCGAACGCACACCCGCGGGCGCCGCAGGCTTTGTCGACGGTCATCGGCGTCCCGCACGCACGACGCGCACGGCCGCGGCGGGGAGCGGCGCCTCGTCGGTCTTGCCGCCGGCATCGATCCACTTCAGCAGCTCGCTGCGCTTGATGCGGATGCCGCGGCCCCGCCCGAAGCGCTGCACCACCAGGTGCCCGTTGCCGTAGGCGCGGCGGATGGTGTGCAGGCCGACGTTGGCCTCACGCGCGGCCTGGTCCGTCGTGAGCCGGGGGTCCGGATTCTCCGGCAGCGGCTGTTCAGTCATGTTCCGTCTCCCTCGTCGGATCGTCATGTCTTGAGTGTCCTCCAGTAGCCTGGAGTATACACGTGTCGCGCTCAAGTTCCATCAACGTATCGATCGCGAGCTGCGTCCACTCGCGCGCCGCCTCGTGGTCGAGGGTCGCGACGAGGAGGACGGCCTCGTGGGCGAGTTGGAGGAGCACCGCCCGCTCCCCCAGCAGATGCACATCGGCCACGGCGTTGAGGAGTTCCGTGCCGCAGGTCTGACAGGTCACGCGTCCGCGAATCGTCAACATGGGGCCTCCTAGACCGCCGCGAGCGGAATCCACACCGGCCGGGTGTCGCGGGTGCTGACCGGCACGCCGCAGGGGTGCGCGAAATACGTCCCCGCCTTGAACACGATATGCGCCCACACGAGTCTGCCAGGCTGGTCCGGCATGTCGGTGATGCACTGGAACTCGCAGGTGTAATACCCGAGACTGTCGGCCGTCGTGGAGGGCGCATACCAGCGCCCGCGCGGGCCTTCGGCGCCGATCTGCAGGCGGATGCCGTAGCAGCCGGCCGGGTCGGGAATCGGGATGAGGTCCTCGGGGCCGCCGGCCGCCGGGATGCCGCTCGCCGAGAGCACCGCCGCGTAGTCGTCGGCCGGCATGCCGATCTGCCGCTTGATGCGATTGAAGAACCACGCGACCGGGTCGGCGAGGCGGCCATTCTGACAGCCGACCACGCCGCTGCCGTTCGTCGGCGGTTGCGGGATCACGGTGCCGAGCAGTTCCACCGCGCGCCATTCGTCCGTCTGCATCGACGAGGGGCGCCCATGAAACGGAAAATCGGGGAACTGCCCGTTGTCGAAATACAGAATCCCTTTCGTGGTCTGCCGACTCACGCCGGGATCTTCGATGATGATCTCGCAGCCCTGCCCGTTCGGTAAACTGTCAGGAAAGTCCACGGAGACACCGGCGCGCCCGCTGACGGGTTCCACGTCGGGCACCGCCGGGCGTGTGACGAGGTCGGTGCCGTGCCGTCCGGAGACAAGGGACTGGGGACTCGGCGGAAAGAGATACAGCTTATAGCTCATAGGTTCGGCCTCCGATTATTCCGGCGTTGAGAGGGCATGGATGCGCGCGAGTTTGGCGGTGAGGGCGGCGATCTGTCGGCGCTCGGCGCGGCACGGATAGACCGGCGGCGGCTCGGGCTCGGGCGGCGCGGCGGCGCCGTCATACTGCCAGCAGTAGATCACCGGGCCGGGCTCGCCGCCGTAGCCGTCAGCCGCGTAGACGCTCACGTAAAAGCGGTTCGTCGCTTCATCGAACGCGCACGGCCCCGTGACGTAGTCGCTGCGATGAAACGGCACCGTCAGCTCGAACCATTCCGGTCGCAAGTCCCACGGCGCGACCTCGCCGTTCGCGACGCGAATCAGATCCGCGACCGGGTAGTGCCACACCTGAACTCTGTAGGGGAAGGCGTGTGTGCCGTGATTCGACACCGCCGGGTCATAGCAAAAATGCTCGCCGTTGATGTCCTGCTCGTGGTCTTCCGGATTCGGCGAGCCGATGCCGTAGCACGCAGGGCCGTAGCCGTGCGAGCCGACGAACACGAGCGTGTCGCCGACGATCGCCATGCCGTTGATGAGGGTATTTTGGTTATACACATCATCCGGCTCGACGGAGTTCCACGGCGACTCGGGCATGAAGTGAGTGCCCGGATAGCCGACCAGCGTCGTGCAGGGAATCGGGTCCGCGTCGATCACGTCCGCGGCCCAGAACGACGACGCCGCGGGGCCGCTCGAGCCGCGCGAAATGATCGGGAGGTTGGAATTGCCCGACAGCGTGTCGCCCTTCAGCGCGGCCTGATAGCCGGCGGGGATCGGGCACATGCCGCCCGCCATCCAGCCCTGTTCTTTTTCGTTCCCGAGGGCCTTGAACGGCGTCCGGTTCGGCACGTAGTCGGCGGCCGCGCCGGTCGGCGGCCAGGCGCACGCGAAGAACGCACGCCGCGTCGTGTTGCCCGAGTCAAAATACTTCGCGCCGTTGACGAGGAGCATGTCGCCCACCGGCAGAATGCCGTGCGGCTCGCAGCCGTAGGGGTCGAGCGGCCCGTCCATCTCGAAGTAGCTCTGCCCGATCGGGTTGATGGTCGTCGGCGACTCAGGCCGCAGCGGCGGGCCGCTCACTTCGACCATCGCCTGGCTGGCATACGGCGCGATCGGGAACGTGTTTACGTCGCCGTCGGTCTCGATCGCCGGCTCCACGACCGACAGGCGCGCGATGCGCCAGTAGCGCGTGCCGATCAGAAACTCCTGGCGCTGACAATCGAGCGCGAACTCTTTGCCCGAATAGTTCATGCCGTCGCGGTATTCGCCATCCGGCGGATACGCGCCCGGCAGCGGCGTCACGTCGGTGCTGTAGCTGTGCGGGGTGCGAATGCCCCCGAGATAACTCAAACTCGCGCTAGAGAAGGCCATCGGTGTTCCCTTCGGACGGTTCGACGTGGACGGTGACGTGGGGCGCTTCGCCGATCGCCGCGTAGCGTTTCACCGCGCGCAATTCGACGACTTGCGAATCATCGACCCACGCGACGGTGGTCAAGGCATCGAGCACCGCGCGCGCGAGTTTGTCGAGGTCGGGTGCGGTGACGTGCGGCGCGTCGGGTTTGCGCGCGTATTTTTTCGGGCGCGGCAGGTAGCACGCGAGCGAGACGCGCACCGGGCCGGTCTCGAGCGTCGGCGCGGGGTGGTCGCTGATGGCCCGACTCGCGCCCTCGGCCACGAGCTGCGCCCACGACTTCGCCTTGCGGTTGCTCTCGG